CACCTATTTTCACCACTCATGTGGGCTTTAGAGGTGCAGCGGGCAGTGGGATGGACAACGCCGACAGGCGACCTATCTGGAACCCGGGTGACGAACTAATGCATTTGTCATCACGGAGTAGCATTGCGACCTACAAAATCACATTCGCGCCAAACCCTGATCGGCGCCACACGTGTGGAAAGCGTGGAAAGGACTATCAGGGCATTGCTGGGGAGCAGCTCGATTTCGAAATAGAGCGTGCATCATTAGACACACATAGCGCTAAACACAAGGGAGTAGCGCATGAACGTGCAAAGAGAGAGCGGGCGGTTGAAAACGCTTACGCTCTACGTGGATTTCGAGGAGGATCATTTGACAAGTTAGAAGGCGATGAACGACAGGATAAGATGGTCACTGTCGCCCGGAGAAATCGTGTCTTGTCAAGAACCGAGGGAGTATCACATCAAATGCTTGAATTCATAGATCAAGAATTCCCCGGAGAAGCCCCACATCCAAAGCCTGTTATGCCATGGGCACGACAGAGGCCCAAGCAGGCAAAAGAAGGACCTAAGACCTATACTTTTGATTTGTATAGAGCCGTTGCCCAGTTCAAAAGAACAGGTAAGTTACCACAAGTACCACCACTTACCCCTGCGATTTACGAAAATTCGGATTCAACAGGTGTGAATCGCAAACAACTTGATCAACTCACGCGTGCATTGTTGCTGTCATCTGGTCAAGATTTCAAGAACCCCGGCCCGGAATGCCCAATTTATGACGATAAAATGCGCCGCCACAACGAACGTCGCCGGGATAAGAAGAGGACGATAGTCAGATCAGTCGATCGTGACCGTGCTAATAAGCTCCAGCATGCTCTCAATGGAAATTTAGCAGAACACAAATGCACGGTGGTGCGCCCTGCGAAAATAGCGCCTTTGTCCACGTGCATTTACGCTGATTCATGGTGTGAAGGTGAAATCCTTGTACTGAATAGCGTAAGAAGAGTGGTGTGTAAAGCTTGTGCCTTGAATTTACAAGTGCAAAAACCTGGATCAGTATATGGCTACCATCCTAAAGTACACACATGGGAATCACATGTTTGTGATGCGCCGGCACCTGTAACTGAGCCTGTGAGTGCGAAGGAACAATCGAGGCAGGAACGGTATGAGCGTGCAATACCTGATGCACCACCAAATTCACCTGCACCATCAAAGTCTGAATTGAAGACGCCACCGACCATCGTCGTACCTCTAGTACCTAAATCAGCACCAGCTAGCTCTGCGTTGCCGGAAGTGCCACCACCATTGCCGCCACGCAACGCATCAGCCCCACCTGCGCCAATAATGCCCTTAGAACCAATTGTACCCGTTCCTGCACCTGCAGTGCCCGCACCGATACCAGTTCATGTGGCAGCACCATTACCTGCGGTTAATTTTCCTGCGAACTTGCAACCAGAAGGCAACATGGACTACAAATTTCTCTTACCCGAAATGTTTTGGCGTCTTTTTAAAGGTAAGCCGGCAGAAAGACCGGTCTACGGCTGTCAAAATGACCCCGCCAAACAACCTGAAGAGCCCAAGCCACCTGAGAGTATAGAAGAAAAGGCTGAAGAGATAGCAGGGCCCCGCGCTCCAAAGAAATGGGAACGATCCCAGGAACGTGCGGAGGATGGAAGACATATTAGAATGTTTTCAAAAGCAGGTGTCTCGTTTTCAAAGCTCAGAGCCTATGAAGCATCATTATCAGATGAGCGACCAGCAACCGTTAGGAATGCAGCGGTGAACATGCGCTCAGTGATAATACAAGACGTCATCACAATAAGAATATCTTGGTGCTATGTCTTAATGATGATGATCATTCCTGTCCTGTCCTATGGAGCATACCAATTTTACAGCATCCAACCAGAGCCGACGTTGACGGACGTCACTTATGTGCGTTGTAAAACTGAGTATAGAACTAAGCCGGAATTGTTTCAACCGTGTTACCAAAATATAAAGGGTATACCATATCACTACACAACAGCTGCTGATTACCTTGACCAATTCATCAACTACGTATCGTTTGAATTGTATCTGTCGAATCAGAGTTGGTATGTGCGCCAATTAGCAAGAGTACCCTACATTTATAAGATGTATGAAGAACAATATAATTCTCAACAGGATTCAGGCATATTGTTCTTGGTGGGAAACTACCTTAGATACACAAGGGTAGTCAAAGCCGTTGTTGCCACATATCGTGCCATAAAAATTGTGGTAGTTCCGACCATCAAAGGTCAAGCAGTTTTGACAGATTACCATCCCATCGAAACCAAAGTAACACGACGGTGGCTAAGCTACACGCGACATCTAGTAGACGAGTGCATCACAGCAGTGAGAACATTTGAGTTCAATTATGACTATTGTACGTATGGAATGTATTATATAATTGCCGTACTATTGACTGCACTACGTAAGACTAGGATGAAAGTGGTACCATACTTTGCATCATGTTTGTACATGGAACATGGACCACCATCGATCTCAGAGTTAGAGGCACGGCGGACAATACGTCGTGTTGCTAATATTAACCTGGATGCTCGCGGTTACACCGAGTTAATTGACCACACTGTAAAAGCATACTGCCAAGGTTTTTACGACCATGCGGGTTTTGGGGCTGCCTCCTTGCAGGGGGAGGTAGATGTATCCCAAGCTCTCACGTGGTCCTAAGGGCCTATGGTTATCGTGTCAAAGAAGTGGCCAATATGATGCCAGCACCAAAACATGTATCAGACATCAAAATCAATGTCAGTAATCATGGCGTCATACCTCGGAGAATAGTAGCAGAAAAATTACCTTTTGGACCTCAGTGTTACGTCCCATGCTGTCCCGATCCGGATGACCAGTTAAATCAGCTCACTGGATTGCAACAACGTTTGGGGCGTGAATTACCTGAGCCATCAGTAGACTTAAGGTTTGAGTTTGGTGAGTTCGTGAAGCGATATTTGGAGAAGTTTGTAACTCCTCTCTTATCAATCATGAGCTTCACTGAATGGTTGGAGTCTACGACCTATAATCAAGCCCGGAAAGAACAACTCAAGCGCATTTGGGAGAAAATTCACGATGCGACACATATACAGAAAAAATTCAGACACATTGTAAATTCATTCATAAAGTTGGAATCCTACGGAATTTTCAAGTTCCCAAGGTGGATAAATTCACGTAGTGATTATTTCAAAGTATGCGCAGGACCTTTCTTCAAGAGCATTGAGAAAGCGATCTACGAAAATCACCATTATATAAAACATGTCCCTGTGTCTGAAAGAAGACACCACATAATTCGGTTGCGTAGTGCAGGAAGACAGTATTATTCTACTGACTACAAAGCATTTGAATCACATTTTACACCAGACTTCATGGAAATTTGTGAACTACAGCTCTACCGTCATATGTGTGGCAATGTTGATGGTCCATTGACCGAGATGATATGCAAAGCCATCTCAGGCACTAATGTGGGCCATACAAGATCTGGCGTGTCGTTTGTTTTGGACGGCCGCAGAATGAGTGGTGACATGTGTACGTCCTTAGGCAACGGATTCTCCAATTTGATGCTGTGGCTGTTCATGTGTGAGAAACTTGGTGTCGAAACGGACGGTTTCGTAGAAGGTGATGATGGGATATTTGCAACATGGGGTGCTGAGACGAATTCGAAAATGTTCCAAGATTTTGCTGAACAACTCGGATTCACCATTGACATAATACCACATGCAGACCCCTGTCTGGCTGGGTTTTGTGGTATGATCTTCGCAGATGATGCAAATATTAAAGATCCACGTGATATACTTGATACCTTTGGATGGACTTTTTCCCATATAAACTGCACATACAAGGTTAAGATGCAACTTTTGAAAGCGAAAGCACTTTCGTTGTGTTATGAATTACCTCAATGTCCAATAATTGGGGCCATATCAAGACGCGCCATAGAATTAACAAGTGACTATCACCCGCGATTCGTTTATGATGGTTACCATGATTATAGTAACATACCAGAAACAATGCAAGCATTCGAGCCTTCCATTTCTACAAGGGAATTGTTTTCTGAGTTGTATGGCGTTAGTCCCAATCTCCAGATCGAATTGGAGAAAACAATTTTGAGCGGTTCTGATGATGCTCTTGATTGCTTGGTTGAGACGTTTCCACTTGGAGTGGAGCGTGCAACGATGCAATCATACTATAGCATTACTTAATTTATTAGCGTAATGGGTTTTAATACTGACCGGGTTAGACGTCCGGCCCGCTACATAGTTAGCGTGTGAAGCACGCTGGTGGCTACAAGCCACACACATGTCCCCGTGCATGTGTGTTCCAATTACACTGTCCTGCAGCAGTGTCACTGG